TTAATAAATATATATCGTTTCGTTCTTATAATTTTATCATCTATTTTTAATGAATATTCTGTACTTAATATATCATATTCATTTTTTAACATATGACGAATAATTGATATATATGGTCTTTTTATCTTTTCTGGTGTTGAGAATGCTGTTATTTTACTCATAGAGAAAAATGTACGAATTTTTGGTAATAAGTTCATTATTTTATATTTTAATTCTTCATCATTATCAATTTGATAAAGAATAAAACTATTTTTATTATTTAATTCTAAAATATCTATTAATTCTTTCTTTATTTTAATTTGTTCATCATTATACAATTCATTTTTTAACCGCATTATAACGCTATTATCTTATTATATATATAATATATTCTTATGTTGTTTTATATATTTTAGGTTTTCTAAAATGTGTTGATAATTTCGTAGGAAAATGCTGGTGTTTCGTTCTTTTTCGTGTAATATTATTGTCTCGTAATACATTACCTAAATGTTGTGATGTAATATTAAAATCAGGATATTTTAACATTATTAACTTTTTCAATTCAATCATAGTAATTTGTTCGTTACTTTAATAATTTCATAGCATATATTAGTTGTTCTTTCGTTATTTTATATGATATAGATGTTCTATTATGTCGTTCAATATTTTTATAATCTTTATATCTTTCAATCCATCTTGCTAACGATTGTTTTTTACAATCAAAAATATTACAAACATAATCTAAACTAAAATTATTAGATAGGTAATATTTAACTGCTGATAATTTATAATCTTCAGTTTTTTATAATCTTCAGTTTTATGTTTCATTATAATTACCTAATAAAAATATATAAATATTTGTCTCATTTTAAATCTTCAAGGGTGTAAACAACATTGTTGTATTGTTTTATCGAATAGTTATCATTTTTTAGATATTCAACAAACTTCAATTTATATGTTATTATTATATTTTTTTATATTTTATTATTAAATAGAATGATCTCTTATAGTTATATAGATACAACTTTAGATGTTACCATACCTACGCCTATGAAACACGCGGGGCTATATTCTAGCGATGAGCCATATGAAAACACTTTGTGGGGAAAGGATTACAGAGGAGATCCTATACCCCCTGATGCGGTAGAATATGCAAAAAAGTATGATAAGGTCGCACAAAATCATATACCAACATCTGTAAGACCCGGTAATAATACTGTTCTTAATAATCCTTTTACATTTTCGAGCAAAAATTTTAATTCTTTATGTTTTGCTCCTCATGTAAATGAAAATAAAAAATAAATTAAAATTTTAATATCTTTTAAATAACTAAATCTTTTATATTTGTATGTTTTTTAATTACTGTTTTGTTATCTTCTATAACATTGCAAATATATGCATATGCTTCTTCTATTTGTTCCAATGTTATACCACCTGTAATAAGTATACTTCCGCTTTCAAATATAGCAATTGTTACTTTTTTACAATTACCATCGCCATATCCAGTATTTTTTCCAAAGCAATTTTTCAAACATTTACATACTCCATTATTTTTTTGAGTCATATTGTCATTCCAATAATATTCAAGTTTAACACCTTGATACACGCCTGGTTGAAAACTACTTTTATTGTTATATTTTTCACTTATAAGAATATTATGCAACTCTTTTCTTTTGATACTAAAACGCTCAGTCATTTGTTCATCTGTATATATTTTAAAATCACTATTGATCATTCTTATTTTAAAGTTTTCATACGCAAGTCTATTTATGGGATTAGTGTCAATGTAATTTGAAATGATAATTTCTTTGTCAATATTGTTATAAATATTGAGAATATTATCAATAATTTTTTCTACTATCATTTTTGGGTGTTCAAAATCTTTAATACCAGTCAATTGAATATTTCCATTTTTGAAGATTTTTATATTTGGCATATAATCATTTGTATATCTATAAATTACTGTAATTTGATTATCGAAACGATTTTTATTTGTTGTATTTTTTTTAGATTTTCTCTTTTTTTTAGGATAATCACCTCTAAAATTGTTATCGTCTTCTTTTAAATATTGAATCCATACAAACGAATTATCTTGATTTTTTAATTCTATATGTTTGAATAATACGTGCAAATCTATATTTATATCTTTTCCAATATTTGCATTACATGTTATTGTAGAAACTCTATATTTTGAAAAATATAAATGTTCATTTTTGACGTCCATTATGACATTATAATCTTTATATATTTTTCTTATATCATTTTTTTAATTATTGTGATTTTTTATATAAGATGTATTTACAACTTCATAAGCGGACTGTAATGATATCATTGGTGGTAAATTTAAAATATGGCACGTATCATCATTTTTATGCAAGCTTCTGAATTCATCAATTCCTAGATAACCATTAAACATTTTTAATAAATATCTCGATGGCGCTGGACGTATTTTTTTATCAATTCCATACCTCTTTCCCATCATTTGTATCATACTGTTTATTTCCCACACCCTATCACTCCCTGTATGCGATGAAAAATTGTATGCGTTTGCACAATTGAGAGAACAAAAAGAACCATATGTTTCATATGTATCTGTTATACTATTATAATTAATAGGCATTCCAAATATATTATAAGATATCTGGTGACAGCACCAAAAACAACATTGATCGCGCTTTGGACAACTGTTTTCATAATTATCAATAATAGCATTATTATTATTTTCTTGTATAAACCCTGATATGGTATTATGCATATCATCTACAAAACATTCGTTTTTTGAATATGGTTGTGGAATAGGTATATATTCGTGATTAATTGGCTTCTTCGTTATTTTATCTATGTTGTTTTGCGTCAATGGGAGTTTTAATATAATATGTTCATCTTTACTTACGCGTTTAACCATTGTATTCAATAAATTTTTTTTATTTGGTTTTTTTTCAGTAGTTTCTTTTTTTTTTCTAGGCATCTATTATTTTTTTTATATAACGCTAAGACTTATATACATTGTCTATATAGTGGTATGAAATATTCTAGTACATTTCATTATCACTATAATCATCCTCGCTGTAATCATCTTCAAAATCATTATCATTATTATCATTTTCAAAATCATTATCTACTTGTTCTGTATTGTCATTGATATCAATATCGTTATCATTGTTGTTCATTTCATGTTTAACACCTATTTTTTTTAATTCTAACATTAAATTTCTATCATCTGTTGTTTGATTATTCATTGTATTTAACAGTTTATTCTTGTTTGTCTCTCTGATCGAATTCCTATAATTAATATTTTCTTCTAATGTTGGCATTCTAACATTTTTCAAATATTCCATCAATGACGAATACATATTTACCACAATATTATTTACAAAATTACTAGATGCATTCCCAGAATAAATCAATACATTATTATTATCTTTTGAATTATATGGATCGAATGGAAGACATAATGATACTATCATTATATAATTTATAATTTTTTTAATTTCTAATGCGCTATATTCTGTTGCAATTTGTTGTAATTTGTTTATTTCTAATACAATATTGTTAACATCGCGTATACTTCTTCTTAACAATGTTACTTCTTCATCTTGATACTGGTTAGTTAACAATTGTTTATTTAATACACGACATACTAAATTAAATATGTTATAAAAATTTAAACTGTCATTTTTAAACAACATCATTTTCAATGCATCTTTCTTTTTTATATTTGCAGTTTTACAAAATATGTTGAAATACTGTTCTGTTGTATCAACAACTTGTTTTAAATCTTTTTTCATCATTTCTATGATTTCATTTGACAATAGTGGAGATACATTTTTCATTTCTTGCAACCAATCGTTCATTTGTTTTTTTTCAGTATCTATAGTAATTGTCGGTAGTTCATATTTACTAACCACAGATGTCTTTTTTGTTAATTTATTGTCATCAATAGGATAATATATATTAATGCTTTTTTGACTTGTTTTGCGATTTTTAGCAAAATGTTTTCTAGATTTCAATAAATATTTTCTATGATCAACGCCAATCATATCATTAAATGCTTTAAAATCATTTCCTAATTTTTGCATACAACAACCAAGTAAAAATTTATGATGCTTTTGAAACTTATATTCAGGCATATATATCAATGCTTTTATATAATTATTCAATAAATCGTTTATTTGATTTTTTTTTGCTAACTCTCGCAATTTATGATAGAAATCTCTTCCTTTATTTACTTTATTTTTTATGTTTTGCATATTGCTATTTTTGATTTGTAAATAATATGCCTTCATTTTATTGTTGATAATGTTAACAATATCTTCTTTTATTTTCTTGGGAACAGTATATATTTTTTTATCTTCTAACATATCGTATGTAATAGCAACAATATACTCCAAGATACTTTCTTTAGAATTAATATCAGCCAATAATCCTGTTCTTGACCACTTGTCATAATATGTTGCAGGAAAATCATTTTCATTTATAATATACATATCATCAATTATATAATCCTGAATATCCAAACTCCATTTTGCAATAGCTGTATACATCATATCAAATAATATTTCTATGAATTGCTTATTGCATTCTTTGACGTATAAAGAAATATCATCTTTGTAGTCTTTTTGATTAAGAACAAAATTAGGGTTTAAAGCAATAATATCTTTTATTTCAGTTTCTTTTTTTTCCACATTGTTATCTTGCAAAATCTTTGACATTATCCTGAATTTTGTAGGCACTCCTGAAAAATGATTATATAACTCGTTGCATATTACATCATATTGTAATGGAAGTTTAGAAATTTCTTGTATTTTTTGAATTAATGGCAATATTATTTTTAACATTTCAACAAATCCAATACTATGTGAATACCTCGTATGTAACCAAAATTTTTCTAGAGATATATTTTGTATATTATCATTTGATATATTATCATCATTTTCAAACATTTCAATATCTGTATAATTTTCAAAATTTGGAACATTTTTTAATTCTTCTGGAACTCCTTCATAATCACTGTAATCATTTCCTTGTTTTACTTCACTTAGTTCTCTATAGAAATCTAAAAAATGTAATTCGTATATGTCTTTCGATTCTCTTTTAATCTTATCGAATTCTTTTACCAGTTCTTTAACATTATTTGTAACATTTTCTATATGTTCGTTAGTGTATTCTTGCATATCTTGAATATTTTTCATGGCATTGTCGATTGCAATAACATTTCTTATATTTTTGACATTTTCTATAATTGATTCCAATTCTATCTCATTGTTTCTAATTGCATTCAAGATATCATTCATATTATTATAAACAATAGGAGCAGCATTTAATTGTACTTTTTGTTCAGCAAGAGAAGTTAATATAGCATCATTATCTTCTTTTACTTTATCTGTAATACTTAGCAATTTGATACTTTGTTTTATACTATCGTAGAAGTTTAGTTTGTTATTTATTGTTTTTAATTTACGAACTACAAAATTTTTATACTGTATATCATGTGGTTTAATATCTAAAATAGCTGACATGTGATTTTGTAATTGTTTAAATTCAGCTACATCAATATCTTGCAAAGAAGTATTGAACGCACGCAGTATATTATCAATGTTGTTGTAATCTAGATCTTCAACATTATCTTCTTTAACATCTATGTTGTTAAGTATTGTTTCCATTTTTGGTTTTATAACATTTATCAATTTATCAATATCTGTAAAATAATCTGCTTGTGCTAAATTAAATTTTTGAGATTTGTTATAATGACTAACAATTTGTTTAGATAAATAGTCATATTTTGTAGCAGTTGGTGTTTTGTAATACGCTGCTAAAATTGGTATATTTGTTTCATCTTCTGGATATATAGGGTAATATATATTTATATTTTTTGATTTATCATCAGCAGTTACTTGAATTATTGTCTTCATATATGGCTTTAAACGTATATTTTTAGAATTAATATCATACGACAGAGCAAAAAAATATTTGTTTATTTCTTTCTTTGCTATATCATATTGAATTTTTCTATAAGATACGATTGTAGAAATCATATCGCTTATGCTGTCAATATCAAAACATTCGTGCTGTTTTTTTGTAGCATCTGCTATGAATACATAATTTTCTATATTTTTAGTATTATCTTTGTAAAACAAATCTGTCAATGCTTCGGCTTTATTTGTATTTTCAAAAAAATTGTATAGTTCATCAAATATTTCTTCTTTTGAAAATGCAATAAATGTGGGATTGTCTTTAATCATTTCATCCATTGTGATAATTTCAAAATAATCAATATCATCTAGTTGTTCGTCAACGGTATTATATGTAAGATCATCAATAACGACTGTTTCTTGTTCGAGAGACATAAAAAATGTTTCTTTTTAATTTATAAAAATAAATAAAATCTTAAGAAAGTATAATTATTTGCTTTATTATTTTGCAAACTTATTCCACTCTGTTTTTATATTTGTAAACATATCTATAATACTTCTGCAATTATATTCTAGGAATTTAATAAATTCTTCTGGATTTTTTTCATCTTCTAATGTAATTCTTACAAGTAACTCTGTCTTCAATGGGTGAGGGCAGATATATCCAATATATGAGCAATGTTTATCGTTTAGTTTAGATTTTTCATTTCTAACATATTTATTATGGATAATTGATTGGATAATATTTCCAAGAGTATCATCTTCATTTTGTATACAAAACTCATATGTATTTTCTAAATTTTGGAACTGGTAAATTTTTACACCATTATCTCCAATATTTTGTGATGACAAATTTGCTATCAATGTTTCAAATTTATCGATTATAATATTAATCGCTTTATTGAAAAGATATTTAGGTGTAATTGATGTATTAATAGGTTCTATTTCAAACTGAATAGCATTGGGATCTCCAAATTCATTTTTATAGTATGCTCTTTCCTTATCGAGAACATTATTGGTTTCATTTGCAATTTTGGGATCTTGTATGTAAAAGAAATTTGAAAGTGATACTGGGCAAAATGCAGAATTGTATCTGGCTGTTTTTGTAACTACATTTGCTTTAAAATGTAATTGTTCATTTGGACGAAGGCGAGTAATAAGAATGTGTGATTTAGAAATAGGATTTTTAGGGAAAATACTCGATAATTCTTTTGGAGTCAATTCTTTTCCATTTTTTATTCCTTTGATATCTCCAGAAGTAACATTTACAATTTCATTACCAGTATTAATCACGTTTAATTCTAAAATCAATGAATTATCTTCATAACTTTCAATATCATCTTCGCTTAAACAAATTGGAATCAAACCAATGCGATGAGATAAGATTTCATTATGAAGAGGTCCATTATTAACTATAATTTCAACTGTAGATGGATCTTCTCCAATTACGCCCGGCGTAGGTATATCAGTTAAAATAGTTCTTCTAATTCCATTGATTACTGAAACATCAACATCATGAATTTCAAAGGAATGTCTATCGGTTGCTGATTCTGGGTTATAAGAATAATTCTTAAACATTTCTTAAGATATTGTAATATAATTATTATTGTTTATGTCATTTTTTTAAAAAAACCTTTATATCTTCATATAATCTCGAAGTACTTAAAAAGAAAATGATTTAAAGATATATATTGTTATATGTAACAGGGGGCAATAAAAGGCCTTTATTGCTCCTATAGCTCAGTTGGCTAGAGCGTAAGTATCATTGCATAAAAATGTATTTTGATATTATGTCTTTTTGCTGATGTTTATATCCTGCAGGAGCGGCTGTTAACCGCTAGGTCACAGGTTCGAGCCCTGTTAGGAGCGATTATTTTTATATTTTTACTTAATGATAAAGTTAAGTAGATTTCATTTTATAATAACATTTCATACAAGCCTCTGTATCAGCCAATGCTCGGTGTGTTTGTTTTAATTCTTCATCAAATAAAAATTTATATAACTCTATAAGCTTAGGGTTTTTCTTTGTTTTCATTTTTGTTTTTCCCATATCCATTGTACACTCTCGTGTAATTTTGTCGATGCTTTTGATTATAGAAATATTATCTATTCTAAAACATTCTGAAACAAGAATATGCAAATCAAACATTATATTATGCGCAACAATTATTTTGACATCTTTAATATCATTTTCAAAAATTTTAATAGCATCATTTATGTTTATCCCATGCGCACAAGCATGATCGTGTGTAATACCATGAATATCATCATTTGTTATTTTAAATTCACGCGGTTTTATAAGCGTATCTACACTTTTGATAATTTGTCCATGTTCGTCGCATATAATATACGCCAATTCTACCAATCTTGCACTATTATAGTAGTTAATTTTTGAAGGATGATGATATGTATTGTAATTTTTCTTAATAGGAACTCCCGAAGTTTCCGTGTCAAGAAAACAAATAGACATTTCTTAAATATTAAAAAAATAATAATCATTTTTTTCAAAAACAATAAGATAACATGTATATTCAAATTATAGTAGAACGTATCATTATGTTAACATTTTATACTAGTATACATATTTAACACTTTATTTTTATTTTGTGTAAAAAAATAACATTTATATATCTATAAATAATAATATGTTTGCATTACTAATAGAATCATTGATATATTTAATATATGAAATACCATTTACTAAAAAAATATGTAAATGTCCTTATGGTGAATATGTATATCAAGACGGTTATATCAAACACGCCCAACAAGAAGAACTTAGTGTAGATGATAATCCATATGTTTTAAATTTTATGTTACAATCATAGAATATTCGTGAAATGGATAAGTACAAACATAGTATAAAATCTACTTTGGATTATGTGAAATTACTTCACATTCTTGAAATGGATTATAATTTATACTCGCTGGTAATGGTTTCATAACATTTATCTTATTGCTTACGTCTCGTTTTTTAGGCCATCTGTTTTTTATTTCTTTTGGCAATAGTTTCATTTCAAAAACTTTCATAAGTGATGTTGAAATATATCAACATCATATGTCATTTTTTTTGAAAAATACATTGAATTTATTTATTATATTATTTTTTATCTATTACTAAGTATGTGATAAAATAAGCAGATATTAAACCTTCTATAGCAGTTATAATCCAAAATACAATATCTGAAAGAGACCATGTATATCCTTTATCATAATCACCATATAACAATTTAACCACAATTGCTGCAAATATTGCCCCATTTATTAAAGGAGATGAATTTGATTTATCGTTAGGTAAAAATGAACCAACGACGCCGGCAGATAATGCTAATATGTGTCGTTTAGGATCCAAAAAATTATTTATTTCATAATTATTCATATATTCTATATCATATAATTAAAAAAAGTACATATCTCTGACATTTCAAAAAAAAGTTTACAAAATATATTTTTTTCTAAAAAAGTTGTGATATGTACTTTTTTATTTTGATTGATTTAATTAAAAAATGATTTGTTTCATAATAAACCTATTATGACTACGAATATGGAATATTCTAAAGTAGAACTTTTGGCCTTTATTAAAAAATTTAATAAAAATAATGAAGACAAAATTAGAAACGCTGACAAGTTAAAAAAAGAAGAACTATATAATATATGTAAACATTATTCATTAATTGAATGCAATGATTCGCGACAATCAAATACTATATCCATATTTGAAAATCTTTCAAAGGAAATAATTTTGCAAAATATAGAAATTCACCTTTTAAAAAACAATCAGCCGTTCCTCCAATCATTTACAAAAATGAAAAAAAAAGATTTATTGGATTATATTGTCAAAAATCATATTAAACATTATACACCAAGCATGATAAAACAGGAAACCATTTTTTATGAAAGACAACATAAGATAAAGAATATATTATACTATAATGCAATTAGATATGGTCACGACATTAAAGACGTTGATTATGATAATTTTCAGGAATATATTGCCAACAATGATTTAGATACAAACATTGATCATTTGTGCGAATACACTGAACTATTTGAAAGAATGTATTCGGCATATGATGCATTTTGTAAAAAAATGGGTGCAGATTGCAATATCAAGTCATTACCAGAATTGGTTGATAAAATTCACCGTATGACTATTAAGTAGTCCAGAATAATTGATTTTAATGAATCAACCCTGATATAACATCGAACGAGACAACATATAATTGATCATTCTATAAAATAACGACGATGTATCACCCGTCATAATATGCTGAAAACGAGAGAATATTTTCAATACTCGAATTGATGGGTTCTTGAGCGATGAGAATCACTGACAAACAATAGTAAAAAATGTAAGTATATCTGTGGAAAAAGTAGTACATCATATAATTTAATACGATACCTTCTTCTTCTTGGCAACTCTCCTGACGTGTACCACTTCATTCTTGTCCTTGGTATTTTTATCATTTGTTCCGCGCATATCTTTGTTGTGTCGAAGTTTCCTTTTCTTTTTGTCATCGATGCGATCTTCTTCGTTGTCTTCTCCACTTGCTTTATCTTCCCCGGCGACATCGTGTTTCTTGTCGCCGTCTTCGCCTTCTTCCTCCTCTTCGCCTTCTTCACTTTCTTCTTCCTCGCCATCGCCTTCTTCTTCCTCACCATCGCCTTCTTCTTCCTCCTCTTCGCCTTCTTCTTCCTCCTCTTCGCCTTCTTCTTCCTCCTCTTCGCCTTCTTCGCCTTCTTCTTCCTCCTCTTCGCCTTCTTCGTCTTCGCCTTCCTCGTCTTCGCCTTCTTCGTCTTCTTCTTCCTCGTCTTCGCATTCTATTTCCTCGTCTTCCTCCGCATAATTAACACCGAGACCATGGTTTGCGATAGAATTCTCGATCTTGGTATCAAGGAGGTTTTGAATCTCATCGCTATCAAGGATCTTACGAACTTCATCTGCAACAATTTTGCGAGTTTCCAAAATAATGGAATCGCAAAAATCACTTGCTGCTTTTTGGAGAGCATGCGTTGCACGACCGCGAGAATCATTTCGCGACATGGGCGATGAAGATATGTTGTGATTTTCAACGCGTCTTGGTCTTCCACGCCCCCTTCCACGCCCCCTTGCCACAAGGTCAGTACGTCGCATCGCCTGAAGTTTCTGCCGAGGAGGCTTTGCATCATTGTTCATATAAGTCCTCGTCGATGACAGGTTCTTACTTCCACGGGGTCTTCCACGACCCCTCTTTACGATTCCATCAACAAGAACAGGAGAGGACTTTGCCTTTGGAGGACGCCCTCTCTTCTTTAACGAGTCTACGGGTGGCATGGTCGAAACACTGTTTTTTCAAATCCTTTAGATCAATTTCAAATTTCACTATTGTTTCCAACGGTAGATTTTGAAATTCAAATAAATTTAATAAAAAATAAAACATAAATTATGTATTTTTTCCTTTCATAAAAAATACATATCTTTTTAACTAAAAAGTTATTTCGGTTGATTATTTTTATATCAATAGATATTATCACATTGTATTATAAAAAGATTGAAACATTGTTGAAAAAAATCGAGATAAATAGTTAAAAAATCTTTATGATAAATAATAGTTATTTTGTTATTTTAACATTATATTTATCATATCAAATTGGTGTTATGAATTATTGCAATATTTTTCAATATTATATAACCAAAAAATGACATCAATATTTTAATCATTTTATTTAAAACATGATTGTTTTAGATAAAATTAAACATGTTGCAGATCCAAATTATTTCATATATGAAAATAATATCATTAAATATTACAATGATAATGAACGTGATTACAATACATCTTGCTTAAAAGACTATATTTATAGATTTTATGTACAACCAGACTATGCTAGTGCACATAATAATAAATATGAAATAATATGTTCTATTCATGATTACGTTGATAAACTCTTCTCTTCATTTTATAATCATTATAAAAAAAAGAGCATGATACACACTGTGACACGAAAATTAATAGATGATATATTATTGGAAGATACTACAATTTCATATACAACTATTGAATATATAATTAAAAATACTGGATATAATAAATCAATTGAAGAGTTTATTAAACTATCCCTAGAATCTACAAAACAATTACCAAAATTTGCGCTATGGGAAGTTAATAAAATTGATGTTTATGTGTTTCTAGCCACTCTAATTGATTATGTTATTTCGCAATAAAAATTAAAAATACGTTTTATATTCCTATTGTAGGTATTAAGAAAAAAAGTATATAAACATTACCTACATTATATATGTAATTACAAAGTTCCTATAGCTCAGTCGGTAGAGCGTCGTGCTTATGACGCGAAGGTCATGGGTTCGAGCCCCATTGGGAACATTAATTCTTTTTATATCTTATACATGGATAAATGTATAATTTTCTTCAACTTATTCAAAACTAATATCAAAATAATATCTTTTTTTGTATTAGATGTCATTAATACAAGTTGATCCAATAATTTTTATATTGGATTTAGATGGTACAATCATTGGAGATTGTCTTTATCAACTGTTATTAAGTAACTTAGATAGTACTTTGCGATCAAATGGTTTAAAATTGAAAAAGAATACTATATTATCAACTTGTTATGAATCTTCATCCAAATTAATAAGACCTTATTTTATTTATTTTATAAATACTATGAAAAAACATTTTCAAAACTGCCAGTTCTATATATACACAGCATCAGAGAAAACATGGGCAAATAAAGAAATCTCTATGATAGAAAAGAATAATGATATACAATTTAATAGACCAATATTTACAAGATCTGATTGTATTATGAATAGCGATGGTCAATATGTCAAGTCTGTTAAGAAAATTCTTCCAAAAATTGAGAAAAACAACAAAGGAAAACAAGTAAATATCGAAAATATTTTAGTTATAGACAATAATCCTGTTTTTATAGATTACATTTCTAATTTTATCTTATGCCCAACCTATGATTTTTTGCATTTTTGTGATTTATGGCAAATTATAGAAAAAGAACATCTTCAAAATAAAAATGTTAAGGAATTCATGACACAATTGATTTTATCAAATAGGGTATGTAAAATATATGATAATACTGAAACTAATCCTACACTACTTGAGCATAAGCACAAATGGTTGTATAAAAAATACAAAAAAATAAATCAAGAAAATAAATCTTATCTCAAAGATAACTTTTGGAAAACAATTACTAAAGTTATAATAACAAAACATATTACATCATTTAACAAAAATAATGTAGATATTATACGGCGTCATATTACTGCATAAAATTTTCACTATTCAATTTAATACTTTCTACTAAATTTCCATTTTTACGTATATATGATATCGTTTGTAAACATGTATCAGCTAAATCATCCTTTTTCTTATTTGAATTAAAAAACTGTTTCAACACATCATCTTCTTTTATATAGTTTTGACATATCTCAATGCTATCCAACTTATTATACTTGTATTTCTCTCTTTTATTTAGTTTTTCTGTTATTTGTTTTGATGATGGCATATATGTATGATTCTGTAATTTAAGTGATGGATTTATTAGTATAACTTCAAATACATTACTATCCCAATGTCGTAGTAAATCAAAATAGGAAAATATCAAATACTGTATCGTTTTCATAACACCATTTAAGTTAGAAGGTTGATTTTCAATCATAACATAGTCAATCTTTTCAATATTTATAGTCTGTAACTTTCCAACTATATCATCCAGCTCGCTAAACAATATTTTTGAAATATTATTTACCCCCTTTATTTGTTTTTTGGTGTCTGCTAATGTAATTATTTTCCAATCTATTATACTAACATTATTTTCTTCTTCTTTTATAACACAATATCCAAGATTTTTCACACCAATGTCAAAACTTACATAAATCATATTATTATTATAATATAAAATTGTTTTTATATTTGAGGCAAAAAACAGATTTCCAATTATTTTATATGATTTATTATATAGATAAAAATGATGAATAATAATGATGTATATTTACACATGGTATCTCTTTTGATAATATTCGCTTTTTCAATAATTTACAGTGCTATACAAATATTAAATACAAAAAACAATTTTTTCATAAGAATAATTTCATTGTTTGTACTTATATCTTCAATATATATATCGATGAATAGAAACGTATATCTTCCATTTTTAGGTACAAGTGTATTACCTCCTATTTTATTTATGGAAGATAAGGTACCCTCTAATGCTACTGAAAAATATATTTTAGAACTAAATGGTGTTCCTGATGAAACAAAAGTTATATATTGGGGGTCGCTACCGAATAAAGATAAGAATTTTATACATAAAAATCCATTAGTAGCATATGGAGACTATTCAAATACTGGTATAGCAACTGTAAAAAATCAAAAGGCAATAATATATCATCATTGTCCTACTAAATATAATGTTACTATGTATAATAAAACAATAGATAGACATATACATTATCGTCTTGTTTACAAAAATAATCCAATGATAGGAACAGTTATGACAAAATATATTAAGTGTTAGTTTTTTTTGTTTGTCGACGCACTTTTACTTTTTCTTTTTTTACACTAGTTTTTTTTACATTTCTGTTTCGGGGTTTGCCACCCAACATGTTCATATTATTATATGAATATTCAACAGATTGATATAGTTTTTCCAAAAAGTCATCAAAGTTATTGTAAAGTGGAATTACAATCGTATTGAAACACGTTGATGCCTTTGGTAATGATTTAATATCAAGTTTATCATTTATTTTAATAATGTATTTTAAACTGTCATTATAATAATTATAGCCTGACATAAATTTGAACAGTTTTTCAACAAAATCATTTCCTTTCGAGTGTTCTTCTAATAAACGAAAAAATAGTTTTTCTTTTATTTCATTGATAAGTGAATGATGAGACTCTGTTTCATATGAAGTATGTTTTAATATATTGTTGACAAATTCTCCTATTATTGTTTCATTTATTTTGGGTACAGTCAATCTATCGTCTATAGTATTGATATTAATTTTCATCTTTTTGAAAATTGGCTGTATGTATGGAATTGTACCATTTTTTTGATCATAATTTAAGCTATCAAACAAATGCTTCATATGTTGATTAATGATAACATCGTGATTAGAATTTACAGGGTTATACAAATATATATTTTTAGATAAATCGTATATATATTTCTCAATATCTTTATTTGTTATATTATGATCTTGATCGACGTTGGTTGTTTTATCAAACATATATTTTCTCGAGGACAGTTTTATTATTGAATCTAAAGTAAATCCAGTGTCACTATTTTCATCTCCGTAATTTAAAGTGTTTATCAGCATATTACTTAGACTGTTAAAATCTCTTATCATAAAATATACATAATCTTCTTTAACAGTTTCATCTATAGGATTATAATTAAGAAATCCAGATAAAATGTATGAAGATAAGCTGTGTTGTAATTTAAACTTGTGGATTAAAAAGAACAAAATTAAATTTCCTAAGAATTTACAGAAAATATCTATATGATTCATGTCATCATCAAAATCTAAATCTTTTTTTAAATCTAGATGTGGATTTAAGAAATATTTATTAGAATCATCGTAACTAATATCTAATTTAGCCTTAATAAAAACATTTTTTTCAAATAATTCATGAGAAATATCATTCATTATCTCTTTCGTAACACCACCAACATCACTAGCAACTCCTTGATATCCTTCCAAAGAAATTCTAAATTCGCTTCTTGATAAATTCAAAATATTAATTGGACGATTACTAAGATAATTATGGAAGTACCATGATTTGAATAAAGATTTCAAAGGGTATTCTTTATTAATGTTTTTCAAAACAATTTTATAGGTAATAGTGTTATTTTGATTATAATTTTCCTCTATCATATCATTATTATCAAAAATACGTTGACTATTATACAAGTCGCGAAGAAAAACCTGATATTTTCGAGATATTAGAGTTTCGTATTTTAAACAAATACTATGTAATGTAAGCTTATTTTCATTTATATTTTCATTCATATCTGTTTCGTCATATTTATATATTTTTGAGTATTTTTTACAAGTTTTTAACATTTTTTCTTTAAAATTTTGAAAATTTGGATTAGTTATATTGTTGATTGTTTTGAAGCAAGATGAAGGGATGTTTTCTTCTGAATTAGATGATTGTGAGTTATAATTAAATTTTTGAATATCTGTTAAAAACAATTGTCTTTTGAATGGCCTGTTATATTTTAATAAAATCTTTTCGATGTAATATTTTATATTCTCTCGACTGTTTTTATAATATATCTCTGCTCTATTACCTATAATGTCTGTATTATATTGATAATAGTATAAGGATCGATTATATCGAATATAAGAAAAATCTTTTAGAAAATTATCATAATCTTTATAGTCATATTTTTTGAATATATTTACTAATAATTTGATAAATTTTTGTGGAATCTCTTTTTGTAAAGCTGGTATTTTCAAATTATCACCATAAATAAAAGCATACAAAATTGTTTTGAAATAATAATTTTGATTTGTGTATATTATGACATCTTTTTTACTGACAATATTGTGAAAAATATCATTTTCAACATAGTTGGAATTTTTCATTATGTCAATCCAAGTATCACATATGTGATTATCGTAATACGGTTCACACGGTATTCCTATGTTTTCAAAATCTATAAGATATTCTAAAATAGATTTTAATTCACTGTATGTGCTATTAGGTTTAAAATCTAGCATATCATTTAATGTATTGATTTTTGTACTATGATTTTTAAATATTGATTTTTGTGTTAAAGAATTTAGAGGAAGTTTTTTCGTAACACCAGTGGAATCTGTTGGCAGCGTAGAAGCCACGACAGTTGATTGATCTGGTCTCGCGACTGGAGCAACAGAAATACTTGAAGGGGGTTTATATGGATTATTTTCCATAAAGACACCTTTTGTAGCGCACGCATTTGATAGAATAACATTCATTGCACTAGCTGGTTCAACAGCGTCCTTGTTCACACCATAATTTTTTGTTACAGGGTTATATATTCCGCCATTATCATACCATTCCCAGCATTTTTCTATAGTCATTTTGTTGTTATATTCTCTTTGTTTTTTATTTATAGCCGCTGTAGACATTTATTATCTATAACTAATATATATAATAATCTATTGATTGATATTTATTGATACCATGAATAATATCAAAACCATATCATATTTTATTATTAGGTAATAATAGATAAGAACTATAACTAATGATTTCATTAGCAACATTAAGGGCGCCTAAAATATGGAATATGGCAATATTTGATTTATTAGCAACATTTATGTTTTCCATGATAATTCATTCTCTCCTATGGTTTTATCCATTAGATATGAAAAATAAAGATAAAAGAACCATTTTTCAATATATAATGTCATCTATATTAATTTTTATCATGTTTTTAGGACTTGGCATCATATTTCATAGAATTTTTAATATCAAATCTGGTTTATCTGCGCATCTTGGGTTTAATGATACGCCGGTGCGTTAACATGAGGCATAATTATATAAACGTAATAAAATAAATAGATTATAGTAAATGACAGAAAAATCTCCTTTTGATTTTAAAAATATTCAATATTCCCCTAAATTTCATGGATCGATGGTAGATGATAACAATATGCTTTTTAATAAAAAGAAAATAAGTAATGATGTATTATCAATGTCATCTTCTTCATCAAAATCATCATCCAGCGCATCAGTTACTTCTGAATCTGATAAATCGTCATCGTCATCTTCATCAAGAGATGTAAAGCGTATTGAAGACGATTCTGTATCTGAAAGTGGTTCTAGCGAGAATAGTTATGAAAATGACAATAATTATAATTTGTCAACATCAAAATATGACAAAATAAAAAAAGATAAAGACCGTTCAATGATGGAGGAAATAAATGAAAAAAGAGAATTACTGTATCAAATGGATAGATTACAATCAAAGGGTTACAAGTTACCTTTTCATTTTGACATGGATTCTAATATTAATGATATGAAAACGGAATATAACAAACTTATTAAAGAAAAGGAAATCGATGCTAGTATTCGTTTTCAAAGAAAAATGTTGGTAGCTTTTGTTACTGGAACTGAATATCTCAATACTCGTTATGATCCATTTGCAATAAGACTTGAAGGGTGGTCTGAACAAGTTCATGAAAATATCCAAGATTACGATGAAGTATTTGAAGAACTTCATGAAAAATACAAATCCACTGGTAAAAAAATGTCTCCGGAACTAAGATTATTTATATCGTTGTCGGGGAGCGCATTTATGTTTCATTTAACAAGTCGAATGTTTAAGGAAAATCCTTTACCAGATGTAGAGAATGTCCTTAAATCTAATCCAGAATTAATGAAACAGTTTCAAAATGCAGCTGCTAAACAATATATTATAGGTAATAATCAACCTCAAAGAAACCATGAACCACAACAACAACCCTTTAACTCTGGATTATTTGGAATGGTAGGAAATTTATTTAATAATATTGCAGGCGGCCCCTCCAGACCCCAAATGTATGATGATGAATTATCAAATGACGCACGCACAAATCAATATAATACTCACAAAGATATTGACAGCATAATAAATAATGTACATAATAAGATATCACTTAGAGGGAACGATACAAATAACATAGAAACATTGTCTGTAAGTGATGAAGAAATAACCTCAATAATTGAAGATACTGCTGATATTAAAATATTGAAGAATTCAAAAAATAAAAATTCAAGAACTTTAAATTTATAAACATTTTATTTTTTTGGAGATTTTTTAACAAGACTTGAAGTCATTTTTGCTAATGTGTTTTTGCTTGATTTTAATTTGGATGGTATAGAGCGAATACTCTTCATTGGATTGCTAACTACCTCAGAAAATTCCTTGTTATATTCTCTCATATTATTTGATATTAACATAAATGAATTAAATATTATTGGTATTATGACAATAGTAAGAAGCACCATAATAAATAAAGTTATTTCAAGAATAGACCCGCTTAAAATAAGTTCGCGTCTTATGTCTTCAGAGCATTTACATTTTTCGTTTACTAAAAAACGGATATAGTCAATTGTCATGTAAAAATATACGATGCATAAGATATATAATACAAATTTTACAAATACATATATTCCCGCAACTATATTTCCAAACATTTCAATTACATATGGTGTTGTTACAAACATGGTAATCATTAAAAATACCATAATTATGATACTAAATGTTTTTATGAAATCTTTGTTAGGATGATTAGCACACAAGCATCCATTGTTTTCCATTTTTTCAATGTAAAAATATACGGATATTAATAATACTAATATAAACGAATTTAATACTATATTTCCTATATATTCTAATGATAGATGTTTCATTATTATATTCTAATATATAATACGAAAAAAAGAAATATGTTTTGTTTCGGCAACATAATTTATTATCAAATTTCCAATGGTTTACACATATCAAATATGTCCATCAATAAAAACTTTGACGAAGATTGTAAAGTAGTATTTTTATTATTTTCATATAGTGTTTTTACAATGTCTTTATTTTTATAATATGAAAATATAATCAACATTTGTTCTAATGTGAAATCAATAATATGTTTATGAGTTTTTTGTTTTTCTTTATAAAGTTCAAATAAGTCAATGATAGAATAAAGTAATTTATCCAAGTTTGATAATAAACCTTTAGTTTCAAATAAGATACACCAGCCAATGTTTATATTTTTAATATGCTTTTTCCAACTAACAAAATCACAATAGATATCGTACATATTTTCGTTTGAACTTAACACATTATTATTCAATATAACTTCGCTTGGGAACCATTCACATTTATCAATGTATTTTTCCCATTTTTTATCAGTGAATGAAAAATCAAACATATGTACAATATCAATATATAAGGGTTCTGGGGAACGTTTAATAAAATCCCAAACATTTAGATATAGTTCCATTTTTATTATGTCGTCATCCAAGCCATTCAAAAATATATTGATCTTTTCTTTATATTGTTCCTTGTTTTTTTCTGTTAATTTATTCAAATATCCAATCCAATTCTTTTTCACTTGATCTTTTTCAGTATAGTTTGCAGAAATAATATGTAACTTATTTGGTTTGGTGATTTTATTTGAATTATCATAATTCTTGTAATGTTTGTTAAAATTGGATTTTTGATATGAAGAAGATGTTGCAAAACAACTATATTTTAGTAATTCTTCTTTTTGCTTAACTAAATTACATCCAATATTTCTTCTATCAAACATTTTATTTGCATTTTGAAATATATCCAAATCTATTGAAATATTTTTATTCATGCAACGGAAAAACCTTATTAAAATTAATAATGTATATTCTTATATAATATAAATTCATAAAAGAAAAAAATGAATTAAACAGTATATATGTTATATATACATTCTTTCGAATTTATTGATGTTGGCTTTCATCAAAAATGTTGAAGATTTAATATATACGAACGAATCGATATATAGGACTCTATTTGTTGTAAATACACAACAGGAGTGTGAAGAATTGCAAACCTTATTGAATTCCCGCGATTATTCTTCAATAATTGTAAATGATATTGACAAGTCTATAAATTATCACAATATTGATCAGAGAATTGTTATAATTCATATTGATAATTTTGAAGAATTTATCAACTATTTAATGAAAACAAATTGTTTTGAAAATTCATATAATCTTATTGGGTTTTCATATAGTATAAGTGAATCTCAAATAAATAATTTAAAAGAATATTATTTATTTGTAACTAACAATAACATAAGTAATACAATTTTGTTTGATAAAAAATATTGTGAATGAAAAATATAAAATAATAATAATCATAATCAGTAGAAAATATAATATGAACCATTATATATTTGTTTTTATAATTGTTATATTATTACTTACATTTAGTAAGTGCATTTATAAATATAAGTTCGAATCATTTCAAGAATTGCCAACAGTTAAATTATTTTATATTTCAAACTCAACAGAATGTGAATATGCGATAAATGAAATGAAAGAACTAAAGAAATTAATAAAAGAAGGTTCATTTATTAAAATAAAATCTATCAATTTAACATCGAATGATAATTTGAAGAATAAATATAATATTGATCATGTTCCAATAGTTATATTTGAAGGATTTAATGAAACATTTTTTCAATACACAGGTGAGATCAAAGCAATTGATATTTTTAAATTCATTAAGTTAAGATTTCCTTGTTTAATGGAAAGTTAATTTTTGTCAAGTATTTTTTTGGAGAAAAAAAATAAATATTTGTATTAGAGTTTAGACTGCATGTCTTCAGAAAAATATATACCTTTTGGTGTGAAAGCATCAAATCTTGCATCTGTTGCAAATTTTTCATCTACTTTAGATGACTCATATATATTAATCATTGCCAATAATTGCAATACAAATGTTGATAATGGAAATTCATATGATCCAATATACAATAATTTAAATAACGCAGCATTATTTGGTGTTAACATTATTGATACTGCAAATATAAACAATGACCAAGAAGCATATATTGGTATTAAAAACAATGAGTTATCTCATAAGATTGCAAAATTTAATAGAGAATCTATAAATTTGGATGTAAATACCATCATTAATGGTAATTTAAACCCTTCTGTTAGTTCCAATTATAACATTGGTTCGTTATCAAATAGATGGAACAGCCTATATTTATCTGATTCTATTTATGCTTCCCATATATATGGTAGCGGAGAAGGAATTACGAATGTAAATCTTTCAACAAATAGTACTGCAGAATTAAAAGAGGGATCATCGAATTTATATTATAACTCTAATCGGTTGTATCAAGATTTGGCAAATACAAGTCTGGATCTTATGAATAATGGGTCTAGCAATAAATTTATAGTAAACGATACATACAATGGGCAACTAACGGTTGATGGAGAATTGAGAGTAAAATCAATATATATCGAGGATTTTGAGAATTATCAAGGTACTGATTGGACATTAACATACAATATATCAAATTTTAATATAGTTGCTGAAAATACTTCTGTTGTTCCAGAGGGTTCTAATTTATATTTTACTACAGAACGAGTATCTGTAATTGTGGATTCTTCCAATGATAATATATCAAATTATATAGATGATCGTATTGATAACATAATAAGCGATTTGGATACTATAAATTCATCAATTATTAATAATAATATTAATTTTTCAAACTATGTTGATGATAGTATATTTCATTACAATAAATTGGACAGTAATATTTCAAATTATGTAGAATATGTTTCAAATACTATGATTGATACTTCCAATAATGTTATTACTAAAATTTTAAATACATCAAATAATGTATATGATTATATAGCTCAAATAAGTACAAATGTTTCTAATTATATTGAAACAAGGGAGGTAAATATTACAGGTGCTGCAGAAACAATAGTAACAGCGACTCTTCCTAGAAATATTGTCGTTGTTACAAATTCTGTTGGAAAAATTAAATCGAGTGCAGTAACAGAATTGGAATTACAGAATTTAATTGGAACATCTGGTCGAATACAAGATCAAATCAATAGTCTAAAAAATATTAATTTGGATACTACAATAAATGGAAGCTCAAACAAACTCATAACTAATAATACATACGATGATGATTTATATATATTGGGAAGTATTTATGCGTCTAATTTGTATATTGACGGCGATACTACAAGAATTAATACAACAGTTTATGAAACTGAAAATATACATATTCTAAATGACCAATCAGTATCTCCATCTCTTGTTATAAATCATAACTCTGATATCCACAACATATTTGAAGCAAGTAATAAAGAAGAACTAGTTTTTGTTATTGCTAATAACAATAGAATTGGTGTTGGTGTGACAACCCCAACAGAAACAATTGATGTATCTGGCAATATTAAAGCCGATACTTTTATTGGAGATGGTAGTTTTTTAAGAAATGTTTATATACATGATAATACTACAAGCGAATTACCAGAAGGGTCTAATTTATATTTCACAGCTGATAGAGTTGGAAATATCTTAAATTCTTCTAATGTGATATGGTCAAATAACATACTAGATACAACTAATATTTTGATTAAAAACAATTCAAATTCATTAATTAACTATATTAACACAAATAACAAGCTTATATATAAAGATACTTCTAATTACACTGATAATGTAAGTAATATCATAAAGAAGGCAATATATACATCTTATTTAGATTCTGTTACATATACTTCACTTAAAATTAGTCAACTGACAACAGAAACCGATAATAAAATAAATACAAATAACCAAAATATATCAAACTATGTTTTTAATCTTGGTACAACTGTTAATAAAAATAATATAAACATATCAAACTATGTCTCGAATCTTAATACAATAATTAATAATAATGATATCAATATATCAAACTATGTCTCAAATCTTAATACAATAATTAATAATAATGATATCAATATATCAAACTATGTCTCAAATCTTAATACAACAGTTGATAAAAACGATATCAATGTGTCAAATTATGTTTCAAATCTTAATATAGCTGTTAATAAAAACGATATCAATGTGTCAAATTATGTGTCGAATCTTAATACAACAGTTGATAAAAACGATATCAATGTGTCAAATTATGTTTCAAATCTTAATACAACAGTTAATAAAAACGATATCAATGTGTCAAATTATGTTTCAAATCTTAATACAACAGTTAATAAAAACGATATCA